CTCTACTCCACCACCATTATGGCGAAGATATATCGTTCCACCTTCCAAATATGTTTTCAATTTTTTGTCGTATTGACCATAACCAACAACTAACGAACTACCACCAGAAGCTGCATTGATGATTTCGCAACCAGAAAAGTCATAAATTTTCTTGTGGAAAGTAACATCCGTATCAAATGTTGTCTGACCAGCAACATTCAATGAACCGTTGCACCACATATTACCAGCCATTGTTACACCCCATACGCCTGTGTAAGAGCCGTCCGAATTCTTTTTTTGCACAGATAGAACCCAGTCACTGTTCTTTGACGGCTTTTGGAAATATGCGCGATTATTTCCCACATCGCAATACAAAGCGTCTTCGTCTATGTTCCATCCAGCGATCGTGCCTTTATCCGCAAGGATCTCAATACCGGAGAGTCTACCGGCTGAAATGTCCGTAGCATTAAGGTAATACTGGTTGGTTTTTTTGTTGTAGTACACCGCAAAGTCCTTAAAGGGGCCTTGCAGTCCGGTGGTAGAAACAGCCATGCCGTTCTTATTCAGCAGCAGGCAGCGGCCTTTGGTCTTGCCCTCCGCTGCCGGGTACTCTCCGATATAAAGCGCGTCTGACACACCATCGCCGTCCCGGTCGATCAAAGCAGCGTAACCGCCCACTGCGTTCGTGATAGAATCCGTGGCGTCCTGAATGCGCTGCGCCAACGGCGCTGTGACCTGCTGCATAGCCTTAGAGATCATGCGGGAAAGAATGCTTCCGGCAGAGCTGCTCTCCTGTTCTGAACGGGCATGGGCGGCCACATCCATAGTGACGGAGCCATCATAATCATACTCCACACCCATCAAGGGGATATGGTGATCGCCGGTATCGTCCCGGTAAGTGATCACATCAAAACTATCCAACGCCGGATTGGCCGTGAGCAATGTCATACTTCCCGGTCGGTACTGTATGCCCAGGTCAAATACAGTCTCGCCCTGGTCTCCATCGTCTATGTAGATCATATCAGACACAGCGTTGAATACTTTTTCCGCTTGGGCCTGGGTGGTGATCAGTGGGTTATCGAAATACAGCACCTCGCTGTTGACCGACAGACTATCTGGTGCAAGAATGTTCTTATTCCCATTGTTGCAACTGATCCCCAGGTAGGTTTTGTCCGTCTCTGCCAGTGAAACCTCTGTGACCGTGTCATCTGTCACCGCGTATTCTGCCGTACCATCATATACCTGGGCGAAAGTATCTACTCGCAACTTGCCTTCTCGATCAAAGACGGCAGCACAGCCGCAGAACCCGGCCACATAACCGATGGCATCATTCACATTATAAGCAGTGACCTGCTGCTTGCCATCATCATCTGTTTCCGTACCGCAGAGCAAAGAAACATCTACCGTGCCAAAGCCGGAGACCTTGCTCTCCACGCCGGCAGCCACCTCAAAGTTACCCTGGCGTGCCAGGTCTTTTAAGATTGCCAAAGGGGTCTGCTGACCGCTGATGGCGGCAGAATACGGCATAGAAAGATCATACATGTGGTCGTACATTTCCAAAGTGGTACATTCGCCGGACCGAGTGACCTTTTCCGGATAAAACACGCCCATTGGCACCCACTCCACTGCACCGTTGACCATACAGCCAAAGTACACCACGGTTTTCTGCCCGCGAAGCACGGCACCGGCGGGCACAGCCCACAGAACGCAGTTACACCCACAAGCGTAGGACTTTGCCAGCGCGTAATCGTCATGGCTGATACTGCGGTCAATATTCAGCTCCATAATGTTATTTTGCTCATTTGGGCTTGTAGGATCCGTCTCATCGTTGTAGCCAAAAATGAAATTGCCACATTTAACCTTCACATAGATCCGTTCCCCGTTTTTGATGGCCTGGTTAAAAGCTGTGCTTGTCTTGTACATAAAATACTCCTTTAGCGCTCGATGGCATCTACTTTGTAGTTGATGAAATACCGGCAATCCCTGGCACCGGAATAGGCTGTCCAACTGGGCGTACCAAAGTAGCAGTTGAACGAAAACACCGTATTCCCGGAAGTATCCTCCAGTTTAATAGAATGCCAGGGCTTACTCGCATTGTTGATCACGCCGTTTAACTTGTCCAGCTCCGCCCGGGTCAAAGGTGGAAATGACAACTGCCTTGTTTTTTTAACCTGAACGATACTGCCGTTCATATAAGCCGACTTGGAGCGGCCTGTGTTAGAGGACCACACCTTTTCATCTGAACAGGATATGGCATTGAATGATGGGTTTGGCATTTTTGTGCCGTCAATATATAGTGGCATACCGTCCCTCCTTACGCTGTGGCCGTAACTGGGTCACGGCCTTTCTTTTCTGTTTGGTTCACATCGTCCAGCACCACCGTGCTTAAATGCTTACCGCCCACATATACCGGGATCGTTACATTGACCGCCTGCCCGCTGCTACCCAGCATTTGCACCATCATTGCGGCTACCTTGCTGATCCACTGGGTGTTTCGCTCCAAAGGCACAACAGCCTCGGCGCCTTTACCTTCCAGCAGACCGACCTGGCCTTTTTTCAGCACGCCGCCCTTTTCCAGCTCTGGGATAGTGGGTATAGAAAACAACTGGTACTGGCCGTTGGTCACGCTCACGCCCAGGGCGCTAAGCACCTTAGACAGCGTGCTGCCAACGCTAATCAGCAGCTTGTCATTGATCTTGCCATCCATATTGTTGACCAGTTTGATCACACCGTTTAAGGGGCCTTTGAACGCATTGGTAAAGGTGGCTTTCAAATTCTTCAGGCCGTTCTTTAAGCCGGTCACGATCTTACCGCCAAGGCCGGTGACTTTTGATACAACGCCATTTTTCCCGGTAAAGAAATTAACAACGCCGTCCTTAAATCCTTTGAATTTTTGGCTGACCTTTTTCCACAGATCGCCGATACCGTCAAACAGGCCTTGGGAAATAAAGCCGCCCTGTTCTTTCATAACCCTTGAAGGTGACTTGATCTTAAAGGCTTTCTGGAAGCCTTTAAGAAACGGCTGGAAGATATGTTCATTGATCCACTTTCCTGCGTCACCAATACCGTCAACAATGCCGTCCCAAATGCCCTGGGCCACATTGCCGCCGGCTTCTTTGATCTTGTCGCCAAAATAGGACTGTATGCCGGACACAGCGTCAGAGATCAGCTGTCCCAGAAACGCGCACAGGCCGCCTAAAGCTGCACCAAGTGCTTCAAACAGAGCGCTTGCCATTCCACCAAAATCAATACCGCCTATGAAGTTTTCCAGCGCCGTTGCAAGCCCGCGCCAGTCCAGGTTTTCCAAAAAGCCGGCAATGGTCTTGAACACACCGCTGATTGCGTCGGACAGGGTCTTTGCCACCTGGCCCCAATCAATGGTGTTAAAAATACCGTTCAGGTTTTTAGCAAAGCCTGCGCCAAGAGCTGCAAAATCGAATGTGGTCAGGAAGGTGTCCAGCGCACGGAAGACGGTGTTCACACCATTACCAACAATTTGTCCGGCACCCTCCCAGTCGAAGTCACGGATGAAGCCGTTTAGGCTCTTGGCAATACCGCTGACAGCGCCGTTGACTTTGTCCTGTATGCCTTTCCAGTCCAGTGCATTGATCTTGCTAATAATCTTATTACAAGAACCGGCGATTCGTTCGCCGATTCCCTCAAAGTCGCCGTTTTTCCACAGCCCCTTGATTTTCTCCAAATAAGCGGAGAACTGGTTGGACGCTGCCGGCGTATTGGCTGTAGACGCACCGGACGAACTACTGTCTTGCTGATCATCACTAACCTTAGTGATTTGGTCAAATCCGTACAGCTCTTTCTGCGCTTGAGACAGCTTTTTCGTCTCTTTTGTGGTCTTGCCCACAGCGGTGGCCGTGGCATTTACCTGCGAAGCGATCCCCACAGATGAAAGCAAACCACTAATGGCATTGGCAACACTCATGGCGTAGGGCATCAGCTTTTCGAACAGCCCCACAACTACATTGATGGCCGGTGCCAAAGCATTTGCAAAAGCATTTTTCAAGGCTTCCACACGGTTATTCAGAGCCTCATTCTGACTTAAATATCCGGTGATCACCGAGCGCAGCTCGCCGAAAATGTTTTTACACACTTTCAGCCCCAGCGATACCACACCTATACGGCGGATAGACTTGACCACATTCAACAGGGACTTGCTGGCCGTACCGGAAGAAGCACGCATATTTTTCAGGTGACTATGCACCTTGCCAAAAGCGGCGCCCGCTGCAGATCCGATATTTCCAAATATTCCCTTTAAACCGGAGAAGCCTTTTTTCAGTTTCCCTGCTGCGGAAACATCGCCGGTTTGCTTGAGCTGCTTGCTCATACTCTTAAGCGCAGGAGCATTTCTGGATATAGACGATTTCAAGTTGGAGAAGCGGGTGCTTTCCGTTGCTATATCCGCATTCGTTTTGTTAATCTGCGCCGTGGTCTGTGACATTGCGCTCTTTGTTTTGAGAATCTGCGAAGAAGTTTTGCGGATTTCGTTTTTCAGCTTGTCCAGGGAGTCCGTTTTCAAGTTGTTCGGATTCAGTCCAACCTCTTTCAGCTCGCCGTCAAAGACTTCTAAATCGTTCTTTATACGATTGATAGCCGCCCGCTGCTGTTCGATCTGATTGATCGTCATGCCGCTGGTCGACGCTGTTTCCATTTTGTGGATCCAGTCTACCATCTCCTGATACTGACTGCTTACACCGGCGATGCCGTTCTTATAGGACTTCAAAAACTCCTGCTGTGCCCGGTAAGTGGCTGTTACCTCTTTTAAGCGGCTGGACAACTGCTTGTATGTTTCGTCCTGACTGTGCAGCTGATCTTTCAGCTGTCTGGCTTTTGCCGTATACTCGGATATTTTCGCAGCACTACTCATAGCGGCCTGCACATTGCGCTCTTGGCTCTTAATAAGCGTATCCACCTGCTTTCCCATCTTCCTTGTATCAGAAGAGGCGGAAGACATTGCCTTGGCAGTCACCGTCTTAATTTTATCCGTCACGCCGGACAGCTGCTTCAGCTCGGCTTGGAGAGAGGCCATGCTCTTTTTGTACTGGCTAATATCCGCAGTAAATCGTGTTACCAATTCCTGATCCACAAAATCACCTCCTTTTCTTGTTTTTCAATCGTTAAAACTGATCAAAGTAGGCCATTGCTTTGGCCGCTTGAATATCCAGCACATCATCCTTTGTCCAATATGGGAAAAGGTCATACACTGCGCCCACATCCTCCCCGGCAACCGCAGCGGCGATAACCCCGGCTTGGATATAAGCGATTTGTGACAGGTTTTGATACTGCCTTTTCTCAAAATCACGATGGAACAGGATGTAACGCTTTAGTTCTCCATAGGTCATGGCGAGAATAACGGAGAACGACAAGCCATAAGCGTTGGCCTCCAGGATCATATCCTCCGTTGTGCAGTAATTACTCCCGAAAGGAAGTGGACGGCTTGTCCTCACTCTCTGTGGACTTCTCCACGCCGTCAAACGCAGCGTTGACCATCTTTTCAATGCCGGCGGAGAGCTTCTCGGCCTGCGTATCGCTCAGTAGACCGGACACATTGGCCAGCTGAAAGAGAATGCTTGAAAATGCGTCCACGCCGCTAACGCCGCTGTCCACCAGCGCGTCATACAACGCCTCACCGGTCAGATCGCCGTTGGGATCATCGTTAAAATGCAGGGCCTCATCCAGTACAGCCAGGAGCCGCTCCGGATCACTGGAAGCGCTGAGGATCACATCCAGGGCGTCCTCGTTGAATTTATTTTTCAGTCGCAGCTGAGCAGCTACAGTCAAACGCAGGTGCACAGTCTTGCCGCCATTCAGCTGCAAATCGTATGTTCTGGTTACAATATGGGATTCGTTCATTGTCATTTCCTCCTAAAAAGCGGGGAGGCAGTCGCCCGCCTCCCGAATAGTCGATTTACGCGGCGGGGAACTCTCTGCTCCAGTCGCCGTCCAGCTTGTAAGAGACAGTAGCCTCCATCAGTCTGTTTACGCCCGGTCCCTTAATCGTCAGGCTGGGCACACCAGAGTTGTTAAACTTGGTGCCGTCCGGCAGCTTAACCATAATGGGTACGGACACACCGGCGTCCTCCAAAGCTGCCAGCACCCGATAATCCGATGTGGCGTCCTTTGCGTTGTACAGAAAAGTCACCTCAAAGGCGTCTGCTTTCTTGCGAATACCGGTAATGCTGTGTTCCACATCATCGTCATAGCAAGTGGCGTCCAGTTCTTCCCGTTCGCCCTTGGTCAGATCGCCGATTTGGGTGGCGTAGTTCAGGCACTTGGCTGTGGGGCCGGTATAGTTGGGATATACCTCAATGCCTTTGGACGCAAGGCCGCGTTCCGGCTTTGTTTCGTTCATATAAAATCCTCCTTAATCAATCAATCGATTGGTTCTTGTGTCTACCCGACGACCGTAACGCAATGATTTGCGCAAATAACCGCTGGGGTCGTGTAAAAGCGCGTCCGAGGATGCAAATTGCCGGATCAGGCCCAGCGAGGTCAAAGCCTCGTCTACCTTTTCCGTCAATTCCAACAGGTCCGGCAAGGTCATAAACCACAGATCCACCTGATAGGCGATCACATCTACGCACGCCAGTTCCGTGCCTGTATTGGTGATCTCATAAAATGTGATCAGGTTACCTGCCGGTTTGCTCTCCGGAAATGCCATCTTAATGTCATAGGGAATGTCCGACTGTACGGATTTTAAGGTATCCCGGATCACTGCACGGTAGTTTTTCACTTGATCGCCTCCTGTATAGCCGTACCATAATGCTCTGCAATCACCGGCTGCATTTCCTGCATGCCGTTATACATAAAGAGCGCCGGCAAGCGACCTTTTAGTCTGCGAAAACCGTAACCTGGTATATACGCAGTCCAAGGCTCGTGCTTGCGCACAATACCCAGCTCACTGTCCAGCGGTGTACCCTTTTCGTCACCCACAGGCCCGGTTCCGAATTCCACATAGGCCGCATACTGCATATTGGTACGGCTGCCTGCGGTCACCTGATCACCGTCACGCTCGCAAAAGGCGGCGATGGACTCCCGCAGCAGTCCGGTGTCCTCCGGGCAGTTGCTGCGCTGACGGCCGGCCATATCCTCTGCGTCCTGCAGCATTTGCCGCTCCAAGTTGTCCAGCAGATGATCTGCGGTGCGTTGCAGCGTCTTGGCATAGGCACTCAGCTTTTCAATCTCAATGTTCGTTTCCACCGGGTGCTCTCATCTCT